GAGGGGATTCTATCGCATAACAGTTATGGATAGTTAATATCAATTGACAGTAATATTCTTTATCGTCAATATCTGCTGGCAGCTTAATTACAGGAGGAAATTATGAAGGTTGCTGAAAAGTTAATAATTGTGTTTTGGTTCATTTGTGGCGCATTAGCGATATATTGGAGCATTAAAGCGCATAATATGCCGCCAAAGCTGCCTTGTCAGGTGGCTGAGATTAGCCCTGACTTTAGCAATGAGGATAGACAAAAATGCCGAATTATCAGGGGGCATAAGCTATGAAATGCGAACGATGCGGAGAAGTCAACCCGGCTGAGATACATACCTGTACACCACAGCGTGAATGGCAGGGGCTGACAGATGGGGAGATTGATGAAATATGGCTCCAATCATTTAACGATGATATTCGTGATCCTATAAAAGTGGCTCAAGAAAAGCTAAAGGAGAAGAACTCATGACAGATAAAGAATTAACAATTATGAAAGAAGAAAATGAGCCAGCACGATCATTTCCTTGGAAGCCATTAAACATCTTCTTACCTAAAATTTCACCTAGAGGTCAATTAATTGAGCAACGATCCTTTAAAACCTGTACAAGTCGAATCAACGAAAACAAGCTATTTTGGCACTAAGTTTTGCCGAGGCTGCAAAAGAAGCCGTACCAGCAGCCAGTTCAAAGATAGCAACGTATGCAGGATTTGCACCTTACGTGGCGTTAAGGTATAGTAATTACGTGCTTGGCAGCGCGTTTAAGGGTAAGCCCTAGAAGGGACTCTGCTGGTTACCCGCCAGTCTGCCAACACCGTTATGCGGTGAGAGTCTCTCCTAGGGCTTTTTTTGTTTGGAAAAGCTATGAACTATTACCAATTTCACATCGGCGACTACTCTAGTCATACTCGCCATTTATCCCCAATTGAAGACATTGCTTATCGTAGATTGCTTGATCTTTATTATCTTCATGAACGTCCGTTGAACTCCGGTTCATCATCAGTTGCTCGGCAGATCAACATGCGTGAGTTTGAGGATGAGGTGAAGTTGATCTTAGAGGAGTTTTTTACGTTAAGTGATGATGGTTGGATTAACCTTAGGGCAGATAAAGAAATAGCTCATTACAGAGGGAAAGTTGAGCAAGCGTCTAGGGCTGGTAAAGCATCTGCTGAACGACGGTTCAACACCTGTTCAACGGACGTTCAACTAACCAATAACCATAAACCAATAACCAATACCCATAATAAAGAATATATAGATCGATTCGATATTTTTTGGAAGCAATATCCTCGTAAGGTTGCAAAGCCTAATGCTTTAAAGTCTTGGCTAAAGATTAAGCCTGATGATGTTGTCCTAAAGAAAATGTTAGACGCAATCAATCAACAGCAGCTTCCCAGTAAAGAAATGCAATTTGTCCCACATCCAGCTACATGGCTTAATGCAAGCCGTTGGGAAGATGAAGTTGCCACAACGTCAAGCAGCAGTAATGAGTGGTGGATGAACGACAGGAGGATCAAATGATTGGCAACCTACTAAACCGACTAGAGAAGGTCAAGGGTTCCAAAGGTCGGTGGACTGCTTGCTGTCCTGCTCACGAAGATCGTAGTCCTAGCCTAGCAATCACACACCTTGACGATGGTCGCATTCTGCTCAAGTGTTTTGGCGGTTGCAGTGCTTACGAGATAGTGGCTGCTGTAGGGATGGACATAGGTGACCTGTTTCCTAAAGAAAACAAACTTGGTTACTCAATTGACAATCAACGACAAAAACCTGAGCGTAGACCATTTTATGCGACAGACCTGCTCAGAATAATCCATTTTGAGGCACTTTTAACGTCACTGGCTGCGTTTGATTTGTCCGAGGGTAGGCAGGTATCAGACACTGATAGAAAACGGCTTAAAACGGCTTTTGAACGAATTAACGAAGCAGCTAATTATATTAACTGAGGACAATATGGATGTTAATTTAGACGCTCACGATTTAATTATGTCTGCTCATTACGCTGGAATTATTGAGGGCGTTAAATTTGTTCAGGTAAATAATCGTCAAGTTAGCAATAAAAAAATAGCGAATCAGACTGATTTTGCAATCCATTATGCAGGTATGTTAGGAGAGGTGGCTGTCAGCAAATTCTTAAAAATATCAATTAGGACAGACATAACAATTGGAGGTGATGGCTATATTGATATGAGTTTTAACGGTCAAACAATTCAGATCAAGACCAGTACCCATGCTAGGACACCAGAACCAAGGCTACTAATTTTTACGAAACCAGATGATTTTGCTACGGATTGGGCTATTTTATGTTCTGCTCAATCGCCATCAGTAGTCAGAATTCATGGGTTTATAAGCAGGAAAAAGTTTTTAGCAAACATGACTGAGCATAATTTTGGATACGGAAAACGATATGTTGTGCCAGAGAAAATGTTAGCGCCAATAAACAAGTTTCATGAGGCAATTAAAACTATAAATATGGAGATCGTGAATGAGCCTTGAAGATAGAGCAATAGATTTAGACGAAGCAAGGAAATCCAGACTTATCAAGTCAGAGGTCATTAATGTAGAGAAGTATTTACACGCCAATGACGTTACGTTAAAGGTTAGACGGGCTACGGAATGGTCGGAAGTTATAAAGGAAAGCTATCTAAATAGTAAAACTGATACAAAAATTGTATTGCCTTGGCCTAACACGCATTCTAGCTTTGCGTTTAGGGATGGTGAGGTTACTGTTTATGCTGGTGGTAACGGTGGCGGTAAGTCATTGGTTACAGGCCAGATTGCGCTGAACCTGATTCGTCAAGGCCAGAAAATTTGCATAGCTAGCTTTGAGATGAAGCCTGAGAAAACCTTGGAGCGCATGGTAAGGCAGTTCTCTGGTGAGTACATAGACAACCCGTTAAGTAATGACCGTGAGCAATATATCAGCAAACTTTTTGTCAGATTCGATACCTATGTTTCTGACAAATTGTTTCTTTACGATCAACAAGGAACTACATCAGCGGACAAAGTTATTGCTATGGCTAGGTATTGCGCTACGGAACTAGGCATCAAGCATATCTTTGTCGACAGTCTCATGAAATGTTTAAGAGATGAGGATGACTTTAACGGTCAGAAGAACTTTATTGACGAGCTAACTGCATTGGCTAGAGATCATTCGGTACACATCCACCTAGTTCACCATATCCGCAAGCTGGTTAATGAGGAGCAGCAGCCGAATAAGAACGACTTAAAGGGTTCTGGATCTATTTCGGATCAGGTGGACAATGTATTCCTAATGTGGCGCAACAAGAAGAAAGAGAACATGAGGAACCGGGGCGAACAGGTAGACGAGACACAGCCTGATGCTTACCTAATGTGCGAGAAGCAGAGGAATGGTGAGGCTCAGGAGTGGTATGGTCTTTATTACCATAGCAGCAGCCAGCAATTTATAGAGAAGGTTGGCGCTATGCCTATGGACTTTGATAATAAAGGACGGTTTAGTGCATGAGTCTGAGGAACACAGACATCGTTGTGAAGTCTGGCAAGTGTTACGCTGGAGAACAGAAGACAGGAATAAGGCTATTGATTACCTAATTAGGGTTAGAAAAGCTAGGGGTGATCTAGTAGCAGATAAACTAGCCAATGACTGCAAAGAACAGTGGGCTAAAGGAAACAGAGGGATAAAGGGAGATTGGCGTTGAGAGCTTACCGAGTAGATGGAAACCAGAAGGCTATTGTTGCTGCACTGCGGGAAGAAGGGTTTATTGTCCAGCATTTACATAAGGTCGGCGAAGGCTGTCCGGACTTGCTGGTAGGTCATAGCGTTAATGGCAGACGTTATAACATTTTGCTAGAACTCAAAGAGGGGGACGGCAAGCTAACGCCTCAGCAGGTTATTTGGCACGCAGGTTGGCGAGGTCAGGTTGCGGTGGTTAATAACGCAAAGGACGCAATTCAGGCGGTCATTGATGCCTGTAAATAAAAAGCCAAGGAAGCCTAAAAAGTACGTACCAAAAACGATACCACTAACCATTAGGCATAGCGCAGAGTCCGAGACAGCCCTGCAACTAGCCCCTCATGCGGAACTAATGAAGCTAAGGGAAGGCTACGGGGATGAGAGTAGCTGGCACACGATAGTCGCTAGGCTCAATGTTGGATTGGTATGCGCTAACTCTGATAATCAACAAGACATAGCCAAGGATATACGTATAGGGCTAGATGCCATGCTAAAGGTACAGGCTAGGTTTGATAAGTCCGGCAAGTGGGGTTTATTTGGCGGTGATCTACGGCAGGTAGGCGATGGTTTAGTGCTTACTGATAACTTACAGCTATCGTTAACAAGAAAGCAATTTGCTCAGGCTATTAACTATGTCTGGCAACACGCCGCTAAATAAAAGCTATCAATAAGTAGTAACTGATAGAAATATATATGTTGCAGTTGGAGAATACTCTGCTATAGTTCTTTCACAGCAGCACAATATCAATCACTAGGAGCCGCAAATGAAATATCAAATTAACTACGCAAATGGCGAGACAGAAAAATTCCGCAAAAACGATTGGCAATCTTTTGAGTCCGAAGTTTGGTCAATCTCCAGATACGTAACTTGCGGTATGTCCGAGTCAGATGTTCAAATTTTCGTTGATGGCAAAGTTGTTGATTTGCAAACAGCTATACAAGCTGCAAGTTTTGCAAGAAAAGAATGGGAATTAAAGCGAGAAGAAACAAAAAAACCGATTCGGGTTTTGATTGGAGTAGCAAACTTGCCAAGCAATTACCATACAGTTTGGGTAAACAAATAACATGAGCCAGATAGATCCCCACGAAGCAATTAACTACATGATTCGGCACTCTGCTGAGTACGCACAGGCTAAGGCTCAGGTTACCTACCTAGAAGAATTCCGCAAAAGCAAGAAAGCTATGCTGTTCTCAGGAGCAATCGGGAATACTATTGCTGACAAGGATAACTTTGCGTACAGTCATCCAGAGTATCTAGCGGTACTGGACGGGCTAAAGGAAGCTGTAGAGAAGGCCGAGACGCTTAGGTGGATGTTGGTAGCAGCACAGGCTAGGATCGATGTCTGGCGCTCACAAGAAGCATCTAATCGCGGCATAGATAGATCAACTCAATAAGAGGATAATATGAATGACACAAACATAGTAGATGATAGCAACCTAGTGCAGTGCGAGTTTTGCGGTTACGTAACAGACAGGGATGATGTGCCTACTGCAAATGATCCTTGCTGTTCTGACGGAACTGTAACTGTGTGTCCTGAATGCGATGAGGGAGAGTCTTTTTCACGCTATGACTCAACAAAAGCCATTATTCGGGAGCAAGCCACTGCCAATGAAGCTCAAAAAACTAACTGACGCTGAGATTGACGAGATTGGTATACAGGCGTTTGGAAACCTGTACTACTACCATCCTGAGCAGATAAAACACTTGATTAGTCTAGTCCAGAAGCGGCTAGAAGGTAAAAATCGTGCGTAAAAAAGAGGTGCAATATCTGTCAAAAGTTGCAGATATAGGATGTATAATTTGTTACAGGCTTGGCTACGTTGGGACTCCAGCAGAGATTCACCACATCAGAGGTATAGGTTTGGGGATGGGTGTACGGAATTCTAACTACGCAACTATCCCACTTTGCCCCGAGCATCACAGGGGGAATACTGGCTATCACGGCATGGGAAGAAAAGCCTTTGAGCTTCGGTACGATGTTACCGAATTGCAGTTAGCACAGCAAGTACAGGAGATTCTTAATGAAGACAGGTCTTTACAGTAATATTAATGCCAAGCGTAAGCGCATAGCCGAGGGTTCTGGCGAGAAAATGAACAAGCCGGGTACTAAAGGCGCACCTACCAAGGCCGACTTTAAGCAAGCGGCTAAGACAGCTAAAACAGCTATGCCTACTCGTGGGTCCCGTACAGCTAAGAACAAGTCCAAGAAATAAGGGGTAAGTCATGGCTAAGAATCAGGCGCACTTTACTCCTGACGGTAAGCGTTACACAGGCCCGACTCATAAAGCTGGCAGTGTTTTAATGACGGGTGCAAAGCATACAGCTAGCAGCAAGCCCCTATCCCATGAGATGCCAAAGAAGAAGAAGCCAAAATGAGTGCGGCTTGGACTAAGAAGGCTGGCAAGAATGCTAAGGGCGGTCTTAACGAGAAGGGGCGTAAGTCTTACGAGGCTGAGAATCCCGGATCTAACCTAAAGGCTCCAGTTAAGTCAGGAGACAATCCTAGAAGGGCTAGTTTCCTAGCTCGTATGGGCAATATGCCGGGGCCAGAGAAGAAGCCTAACGGTGAACCTACGCGCCTACTGCTATCCTTGAAGGCATGGGGTGCTAGCAGCAAGGCAGATGCTAAGAAGAAAGCAGCAGCTATTTCCGCTAGAAATAAGAAAAAGTAATACTAAATCTAGGCCCCGGAATAATGACTGAGTTAACTATATACATACCTACTTATAATCGTTTAAATAAATTAACAAATTGTTTAAGTGCAATTAAACATGATATTGCTGGTTATGAAGATAAGGTAATAGTTTATGTTTCCAATAATGCAAGTAATGACGGAACTAAAGAATATTTAGATAATTTAGATTGGATTAAAGTTCGTCATAACGATACTAATTTAGGGTTTAGTGGCAATGTAATACATGGGTATAACTTGCCATTTGAGTCTAAATTTGTATGGATTATTGGCGATGACGATTATTTAATAGCTGGCTCAATAAGTGAGCTACTTGAATTAACTAAATGTGATGTAGATTATATTTTTTGCAACACTACTGCATTTGTAAATGAAAGTGAGTTAGAAGTATGGGGAAGTTATCCTAATATTCCCAAAGGAATTATTAAGGGTAAATGCAAAGATGTTGTAAATACTACTTTTGATAATTTAATAGATTTTCAAATAGCAGATACGTTGCTTGGCGAATTGATGGTCAATTGCTTTAGACAATCTGCGGTTAGATGGTCAGAAGACTTAAACCATCCAGATGAATTTGAGCGTAGTGGAAGGCAAATGCAGCCTCATAATTTGCCATTTATTGAGTGTTTTACTAAAGAAACTAAAGCACTTTATGTACCGACACCAAGAACTTTTAATTTTTGGGGTTCGGCTGAGTGGTTAGACAATTATGATTATGTGTATCCAATAATAATGTTGTGGTTAATTAAAAAATACAAAAAGTTTGTTAGCAAAGAAAAGTATGATGAATTGTTAAAAAGCTATTTTGTAATCATGCAAAAAAGTTTAGAAAGACAATTTTGCGGGATTAGTAAGGCACAGCCATTTCCAGAACATATTAAATTGATAATCTTAAATGAATTTGAAAATGCCCAAAATTCTTAACCTAGGATGCGGCAAAGATTGGAGAGAGGATTGTCTAAACTCAGACATACAGGCAAGGGTAAAGCCTGATTGGGTATGCGACATATCTAAAGTTCAATGGGGTGAAGTAATAGAAACCCGATTTGGACAGATCAAGATTGAGCCGGGTATGTTTGAAAAAATCGTCGCAAATGACGTTTTAGAGCATATCCCAGACTTAGTTAGCGCAATGAAGAATTGCTTGGACTTGCTGGCTAAGGGCGGTAAGTTTGTAAT